ACCTTTTTCTTTGAGCTTACCCAGAGCAAAGTACACGTCCATGTCTTGCTCGGATAACTCATTAGCTATCTCGTATGCTTCTTCTAAACTAGTGGTAAACTTTGGTAGAAGCCTACCCTCCTTCATGCCGATCACATTGTATGTGCCGCCCTTCGGGACAACATGGTCTATGAGATCGAAATTTTCCATTAGTCGTATTCAGCTATTATGTCTTCTATTAGTTTTGCTATGTTTGGGTTAGGCTCGTGGGTACCCACGAACCAGTTGTAGACAGTCTGTCTGCTAACTCCCAACTGGGAGGCAACCTCAGCAGCGGGTACATCATAATCAATGCACACGCGGCCAAGGCGAACCCCCAGAAGAGATTGGTCAGCTTCTTGGTTCAGACTATCGATGCGTGTCGAGTAGCCGTAACTCATTAGTCCTCATCACCCCACGATGCAATGATGTCTTCAATGTCGTCATCGTCGTCGTCAGAAATGTCGTTCTTCTTCTTACGCTTACTGGGTTCTTTGACTTCTTCTTCGTCATCGTCAAACGGATCAGGCTCTGCCTTAGCTTTCGCTTTAGGCTTTTCTTCAAACGCGTCATCATCCTCCTCTTCTGCGAAAGGATTGCTAGGCTTCGCATCGCTTACGCTGAAACCATCTTCCTCGTCGAACGGAGAGGCTGACTTGTAAGGCACATACTTGATGACCTGTACGCCACGCAGTCTAAGTGCTACACCACCGCCGTTAATTTTGTAAGGGAAGAACTCAACTGCTATGTTTACTGTACTACCAGTAGTGAGCATAAAGTCGCTGTCCAGTTCGTTTCTCTTAGCATCGTACTGGGTAGGGACGGGAGTAGGTTTGCCGTTGTATGCAGCTTTCAGACTGCTCTTACCTACGTAAGTACCATCGTCAGTTTCTTTGAAACGCATCTGCAATTTCTTGGGCCAGTTATCTTCGCGTGCCTCTTGATATGCCTCGTTCATCAAGCCAAACAATTCTTTAGCCTGTGCCTTTGTCATATCAAAGCTAAGATCATAGGAAGCACCGTCTTCTGTAGCATCGCACGGAACACTCTTGTTCTGTTTGTCGCTCCAGTGATAGGGCTGATTGATACGGGGGTAGAGAGCGGTTACGCCTCTGATTATGTGTGACTTATTAGCCATTGATTGCTCCTTATTAAAGGGATTTATTTCTTCAGTTTCAGCTTCACTAAGCTGTTGTACATCTGCAAGTTCTTCCTCCGTCAGAGGTCGAACCGGTTTGAAATACATCTTGTAGAAATCACGATGCTCAACAAAATATATTTCGGTTAGCACATTACCGACGTGCTCTCGGTTACGCTCAAGATGTTCTATGTACTTGTATAGATTCATCCTGTTGTCATCTCTGGAAAACAAACTTAATGCACCTAGTCTGATTTCGTAGAGAGAGTTCTCTCCCAGAAAAGCTACCTTGATCGTAGTAAAGTATTTACAAGGTGCTCCTCCTGCATTTCTTCCGGTCTTTATGCTCTTGTCGCAATCAAGACAGCGACTAGCCAGTTTGTTAGGAACCGCTGCATCTGGAAAGTCGCAGTCGAACGACCAACAAGCAAGCTTGTTATCTTCATAGTAGTTCCTCGATAACGTCCCGCTGTCCGTGATTACAACTTCTATAGAGCGCAGAGGCTCGTAGGTATCCGGGTGCATAAAACACCCGTCCTGTATCTGAAGTCTGTTCACTTCTTGCGTGGCTTAAGTACAGAGATTGTGTACTTACGGTTTGTCTGTAGACCCGGAGGTGCTACATCAGGGTTAGCTTCTAGGTATTCTTTCATGTTAGAGGTATGTACACGCTTCTCAAGTAAGTGAAGCGCATCGTTTTCTCTAATGAAAGCGTGCATCTTATCCCAGTCGCTCGGCCAGTAACTAGTACGCACACGACGTGAAATAGTACCGGCAGGTGTTCTCAAGCTATCAATGTTTTGTTCTTCGCACAAGGCCAACATTTCTTGAGTAACTTTTTCTTGCTGCGCTTTTATAGTTTTTATTTCTTCTTCTTTCTCTTGTATAGCTTCGCGCATCTTGATGTAGATGGCGGCTAGTTTGTCAGGTGTATCTTTCATCGCTCCTCCTTTTTGGTGGGGAGGAGTAGTTTACTTGTACGCTTTACAGTGTCAAGTATTTATTTCTTGTTTATACAAATCGATTATCTTGTGGTGGTGATCCACTTTAGACCGCAACATATTGTATAGGCGAGTCTCTACTTCACTACCGCGTATGTGAATTACAGTCATTGGGTTGTGTTGTCCCGGTCTATCGATACGTGCATTAGCTTGCAAGTATGTCTCTACGCTAGTAACAGGAGCGTACCAGATGACTGTGTTAGCAGCGGTTAGGGTCAAACCATGCGACGCTGCTTGTGGCTGGATGATAAGCACCTGAGTCTTATCTGTTTCTTGGAAGTCTTTGATTATCTTACTGCGTTTGTTTACAGAAACTTTACCAGATATAACGTCGCAAGATATTTTGCTAGTGGTAAGAAAGTCTTTTAGTAATTCTATCGTATGGGTAAACGGTACAAACACCAGCACTTTGTTGGATGACTCGTCGATAGCTTCCTTAATTACTTTCAATCTACTGCTTACATCAAACTCAATGACTTCTTTATCGTCGGAGTACACAGCCCCGCCAGATATTTGCAGGAGTTTATTCAGGTTAGTCGCTGCATTGACGGAAGTGACTTGTTCCCCATCAGCTTCCATTACCATGCGGTCTTTAAGCAGCTTGTAGTAAGCAGCTTGTTGTTTGGTTAGAGGTGCATCTCTGTCTATATAAGTAACAGCAGGGAGATCAAGACACTGGTCTTTCTCAAACCTGATCGCAGGTTGCAACACTTCATGCACCGTCTTGTCTGCATCTGGTTTGGGTCGCCACGTATACTGTGAGACTTTGTACATCACCTTGTCTCTAAACTGACCAAAGTATTTAGGTGCGCCCTTTGGGTTGACTAGCTTGGCTAGACCAAACGCATCAACGGGTGATTGTGCTGCGGGAGTACCAGTAAGCATCCAAAGCCACGGTACGTCTGCACTTATGTCTCGTAGTATCTTCCAACGGTTTGTCTGCGCGTTCTTGTAGGCGTTGGCCTCGTCCACAACAATCATGTCGAAGCCACCCTTTATAATCTCGTCTTTGACCACAGCTACACCATCGAAGTTGATGATGACAAACTCAGCACCGGCCTTGAGTATCTTCTTCCGTTGGGCTGAGGTGCCGTGAGCTACAGAGCAACTGCGGTGCATAGCAAACTTAAACAAGTCTTCTTGCCATGCTGATTTCATAATAGACAGAGGACAGATAACCAACACGCGGTTTATCAGACCTTGCTGCATCAGGTAATCAGTTGCCCATATAACAGATGCGGTCTTTCCGGTGCCTTGCTCGTTAAAGCAAAAGCCTTTTTTGTGTAAGGTAAGAAAAGAAGCTGTCTCTTTCTGATGGTCAAACGGTTCATACCTACCGGTATACTCATAGTCCCGCGTCATGGGAGAAGGCACTTCTTTTACTCGTAGATCAGCTAACACCTGAGATTCATTCAGTCCCCATGGTATAGCTATCTTATATACGCCCTTCTCTTCCTTGAGTATCTTGTAGTTCCTTACTCGCTCGGTAATCAGATGAGGACGCTTTGTCTTGAGCACAATGGCTCTATCGTTGACTACTTTCACTTTTTAGACTTACGCTCACGCTTACTGGTTTCAGATACTAGATTACCTTTAGAGTCCCGTTTGAAGGATCGGTTCCGTGATTTACTCTCTACTCTAGTACCGTCAGAGTTCTTTCCGCCTTTATCCATAGCTTTCTTGTGGGCTACATCCTTGCCATCACCTTTCTTAACTTTGCCCTCTTTTATTGCTTTGCGTCGAGCAGCATTACGCTTGGCACGTTTCTTCTTTTGCTCTTCAGTGCCTTGGTAGTTTTCGTATTCTTTTTTGTAGTTACGTTTCTTGGCTGGCATTATCGCCTCCTAATGTGTTACATCCTCATCAGTACCTGCTACCGCAGCAACGCCACGTTCGTTAGCAATTTCCAAAGTCTTTCTATTGTTAGGCATAAAAGTTTCATCTGGTATAGGACACGATTTACTTATTACAAAACACAAATCAAAATGTAAATTTGGATAAGTTTTCTCCCAACGTCCAAAGGCGTATTGGGCTAACTCTTTGTCTGCATAGTGTCCATCTATAAATGTTGTATCTCCAATGTCTACTAATATTGCGTAGCTCATCATTACTTCCTATTATGTTCGCATTTAGTCACCGGACAGAATCGACACAGTGGCCCGTCTATCGGGTTCCATACACCTTCGTTACCTGCTACTTCAATACGTTCAAGTGCTTCATCAAACACACCGATGTATGACTTGTACATGTCTGCGGTATGCTCTTTAGTTACAAAGCCATCGCACACTACGAATGACAATGCAGATTTAATTCTTTTAACTTCAGGGAAGTTTATAAACACAGCCCCTGCAAGTAAGTCCAACTGTTTAGTGTCCGCATAATTCGCGGTCTTACTAGTCTTATAGTCAATCAGGTAAGCTTTCTCTCCGTTGACTATGAGCAGGTCGGCTATACCTCGGTACCAAACATTCTTATCCCAAAAGTCCAACGGGCTAAACTCGTCACCGTCTCTCGCTACACCAAGCCTAATCTCGCAGTGCTTCTCACCTTCTATTCGATTGAAGGCATCGAGCGTAGGTTGGATGAAGCGGTATTCTTTGGGGAGTGGCTTACCATCCCTTATATATTTCTCAGCAGCACTATGTACTTTACTGCCGTACGCAGTAGCAGCGTTGCCTCTGTCCTTCACGTCCTTCTTAACATTCAGGTGGTAATACTTCTTAGGACACTGCTTGAAGGTATTAACCTTACTGTAAGACCAAGCTGTCACAGTCTATCCTCATATTCGCTTACAGGGGGTACGCCCGTAGCTGTTAACTTACCTTCCTTAACAAGAGCAAGACGATTAGCTTCCTGTGCAGCAGCTATTTCTTTTTTATTTTGCCCAGTGTACGGAACCGCCAATCGTTCTTTGATAAGGAGTTTCGTAATAAATCCTTTTCCCGTTTTGAACTCGCCCAGAAATCTTCCAAACTTTCCTTTCTCTTTTGTTGTGAGCGCATATGTTCTTCCCACGACGAGAGCCTTTTGAACGTATTTTTTTGCGAGTAACCCATGAGCCTTCTCCCTCTTATTGCGCGTTC